GTTACTCTTCGTGACTTTGAGTTCTACAGTGAAAAAGGTGCCAGAATTATTATAGCCCAATAGATCAGGAGTACCGGATAAACTAAGATTTTCAAGTCTAATCCACGATATTTGTGGTATAGATTTTTTAATTTTTGCATACAATTTTTGCTCTGGTTTCATGTTATTTTTGAAGTAACATGTGTGTTTAGTTTAGTAGTCTTTCTGTAGCTTATCGGGTAAGATAAGTGAGGAAGGCTTTTGAGTTTTCAATACCAGTCTATGACTGTAATGTCCAGGAAAACCTAAAATAGGTTGAACATTTTCATGCACTTCCATTCTTCTAATATCGTGTAGCTTACCATTGATCTCTACAAACAGCACTGCATTTTTTATAGCTTCAGACCCTTCGGTGAACGATCCTAAAAATTCTTGTAAATCTTTAACTCTCACTTTTACGTCTTACCTTATCTGTTAATTCTTCTATTACTTTTTTATAACCTTGTAAGAGATTTTTATCTTTTATGTTTTCTGCTTGTAAAGTTTGTAATTCAAGCCTTAACTCTCCATTAAGAACTCTATGGGTTTCATTAATCACCTCTAAATCCTTAATTCTATTCTTGAGATTAGCAATAATTTCTTCTAAATCGTGTGAACCTCTATCTGTCATTTATTTCCTTTCATTATTGACTTTATAGGACAGTTACCTTAAATTGTCAATATGGGAGTTCCTAAAAGATTAACAGAAATGCAACAACGATTCGCTGAATTTCTAGTATTTGGAAACGAGAGCGGACCAATGACTCAAGGAGAAGCAGCTATTGCTGCTGGGTATAGTCCTAAACGTGCAAGGCAAGAAGGATCAGAGTTATGCAATCCAAAGTTGTCCCCACTGGTAGTTAAATATATTGGTCAATTAAAAGAAGAACGTCTTAAAAAACATGAAGTAACTTATGAAGGACATGTAGCAGAACTCGCCAG